TCTGTTTGCAGCCCGCCTGTTTGCAGCCCGCCTGTTTGCAGATTTTTTAGTCTCTTATCTAAGAGTCTGTTCTGGAGATCCATCGTTTTCTTAGCGTAGTCCATGCGTTGTCCTAAGAGCCCCTCCAACTGCTTCTGTTGTCCTGCAATACGGCCACGTTGAGCTTCGGTCATAATGCTGGGCTGTTTGACTCTTTCTCCTAAAGAGTCGGACATAAACTTCTGCGCGACATTCTCCATACCTAGCCGTCGTGCCCGCCTAGCAGCACTAGCTAGCCTGCCCGCCCTAGTCCCAATTTCGCGGGGGGCTTGTCTAAGGGCGCTGCCCGAACCAAGTGGTTGAGCTGGTTGGGCGTCACCCCCACCACTTTGCCTAGCAACGGCAGCATCAAAGGCTCCCTGAGAAGCGAAGTCTTGTCTGCGAAGATTGCTTGCAGCTAATGGGCTTGCAGCTAATGGGCTTCCAGCTTCTAGGGTTCCTGAAGGACTAATCCCCTCTTTTTCTAGAAACGCATCAAAACTTTTGTCGTCAAAGGCTGAATCAGTAACCCCGCGATCCCTTGCTTTTTTAAGGAGATCAGCAGTAAGGTTTCCTTCCTTAGCCAAACTACGGACTTTGTTAGCAATGTCCTCCCCCCTCTGAACTTCTTCTTCGGAGCGTTTAGAAGGGTCCCACGAAAGAGAGGGTTCCGTAGTTGTCGCTGCTGTTTCAGGTTGGTTCTGCCCTACAGGGGCAGCGGGTGGTTTTGCTGACTTGAGAAGGGCAGCTTTACTCCCTTCTTCAGGAGCAGGTTGCCCACCCGAAATTTCAACGTCCTGAGCCCCCGCGAGAGGCTTCTCATACGGGGCTTCTTCCTCTTTAGATTTTTTTCCTTTTAAACCCATTACTACCAGAGGTGTTTACAGGCCCAGTAACGGGCTGTGGTTTTATCTTTTGCGGTCTTACAGTTGTGTCTTGCTCGAAAATTTGCGCGGCGTTTTGGATTCTTGTGTTTCCTAAAATCGCTGTAGTCACGATGTCCATACGACACCTTTTTAATTTTGTCGCCCTGCTTACCTAGTACGACAAATTTTTTCTTAGACCCTTTGGGGGCGCGTTTGGGTTTGTTGAAGCCAGCAAAAGTCTCGCCCATATATTGGATTCGCCCAGAAGGGAGACGCTTAAACCTTTTCACTGCCACAACCTGTAAATTACCGTTATTATAGCTTACTGTCAATTCCAGCAACAGGGCTAACGGGGGTGCCAAACAATCTGCGAAATGGCGCGATTTCTCAGATTATGTAAATGAGAAATCTGGCTACATGAAAACCTCATTTAGCTGTTTAGCTGCAAAGCGGAGTTCAAAAAGTCTTCTGTAAATCATATGGGCACATTGGACTCTCCAATATGCCCATGCTATTTCTAGAAGACTTTTTGATTCACGTTATGAGATTCGACTCTGGATTCGCAAGAGCTTGCCCCAACGATTTAATCGTAACCTGTTTCTTGAACCCCGAACCCTGACTCTCTTTCGGTGGGTCGATAGCCACTAACCCCAGCCGCTGACGGGCGCAATCCAGCGCGAGGAAAGCCGCGTCAGCCAAGTCAGGAGACCTGCCGAACCGTGCCTTGAACTCTGGTTTGGATTCAATCTTCACTCTGAGGGAGCCGGATTTCACCATGTCGTAATTTCGAGCGCACATCTCTTGAGCCAGATCTGAGTTAATTCCGAAGATCTGTTTCGTCCTCATTAGCTCTTTACCCACAAACCATAACTCAGAAACACGGTTAGTGTAGAGTTCCTCGCCCGTCAGCTGGCTGTTCATCGAGACCCGCTTGTCCGATGCTTTGCCCCCGAAGGTGACCCGCATGAAGTTTGGGCTCCACTCGCCCGCCAACACATCGCAGAAGGGAGCCCCCGCTCCAGTAGCATCAACAGCCACATTTTCTGGGCTGACCATCCTACGCTTACAGTGCTCCATGATCTGCTGGACGATCTGGTAGGTTCGAGGAACCGCCTTGTTAGTGGCATCGTCATTCAAGTGGACGGCATCTGTAAACTGGCAAACGTATTGCCCGTTTTTAGCATACCCCACTTCCGCTATCGAAAGGATGGTCCGGTCCCCTCCATTTGTAAAAGCGGGGTCAATCCCAGCCACCATTGTTGGCTTCCCCTCCCAGTCTACCTTACCCATCGCCCCGCTGTTCGTTAGCTCTGACTCAGCGTAAATCCCTGTTGTTTCGTCAGAGTCAAAGAAGATAGCCCTGACCATCCGCATGTATCCCCTCGACTCTGGGCCTAACAACAAGCGGTCTTCTTCCAGTTTGGCGGCAGTCGGTAGCCAAGGGTATTTAATCTCGCCTAGAAGGACGTTGGGACTGCGCTCCCCATCAAGCCGGATGTATTTGCCGCCCCACTTGGTATTCCATTCATCGGCTGTCTGGATATCGACTGACTCCCAGCCGTCTTTGGGCTCTGACCACACGCCGAAAGCATCAAACCGCGAGTTCGGGTTGGACATCCCGATCATCTGGAAAAACGGGTTTTTCGACAGGTTAGTCAGGCCCGCATTCAAAATAGCCTCCGACAACTCAGACAACTCATCGCCGATCAGCAGAACCCGTTTCTGCTTGATACCAATAAATTTGCCGACAGCCTCCCTTGTTTTAGATTTTTCCGCTGCGATAAGGGACAACCCCGCCCTCTCGATAAGGTTTTCTTTCTCATCTACATACGCTGCATTCCCAATTGAATCCCGAATCTTGATTGGTGCCCCCTCAATCACTGACAAGAGCGAGATCACAGATCCCCATATTCGTTTACGCGCTTCCCGCAAAGTGGTGGAGGTCATCAACACCAGAGTGTCGCGAGGCTGGGATAACCAGTTGACAATCCCCCATGCCGCCATTGTATGTGATTTACCTGAAGAAGCAGACCCACCGATTGAAAGATATTTGTTGTTAAGGGCTGCCCGAATCATTTGTTCCGCCCATGGGTGACGGATCATCATAGGCTCTGGGAGATCCTCGTGGTTCCATAACTCGTCGCAGATCCTCCAAAAATAATACTCTTTTGCGATTATTTTAGGGTGCTGTGCAAACCCGTATAGAAGCGCGGTTAGCAAACTAGTTGGGGGTATTAACAGCCCCCCGATGTCCATCTTTTTAGTTTTAGGGTCAATACGTGGTTCGAGAACACGCTTGCGTTTATTTGGGTTGGGCGGCATGATTAAATCAGGTTCAACTTTACTGTTAAAAGAATGGGAAGCAAGAACGATGGGAACAGCGAGATAGTCCAAGAAGCCTTAAAGCTGAACGCAGAAGGTATGACAAATGCGGCTATTGCCCGAAGACTTGGGGTTCATCAAGGGACCGTCAGGAGGTGGTTTAAAAAGCTGGGCCTGCCGCCCAAGAAAGCGGGGTTTAAACTACCAGATAAAACAGCGGACAAAGACACTCTGAAAGAAGATCTTGAAGTGCATCTGGATGAGATGACGCAAGAAGCCGCGACAGCGGCAAAACTCGCGGCCTCTAAAGAAGAGGATAAGATCCTTGCAGAGATAGCGGAATCACAAAACTCTCCTGCCGACAAATACCAGCACTACGTCGCAGCCGCAGGCATCAAACTACTGCGCGATAGTATGATAAACATCAAAGGGCCGAAAACTGTCCGTGAGATGTCTGAGCTGGATCAACTTATCAGGCGCAATCTTGGCTTGAACGCCAAGACAGGGGGTGGCGGCAGCCGCATGCAAATAGATATTTCTATCCTCAATAACTCGAAGGCCGATAAGGGGGATGGTTCGCTGGACAAGATGAAGGGTAAGACCATAATCGATGTGGACAGCGGCGAGGATGTGGAGTGACCGTTTCAGCTTAGAATTTGATGGACCGGAAGATACTGAGGGGCACCTTGTCCTTAGTATGATTTCGGAGATTTCAGATGCTTACCTAGGGGTCCTTTATCACCCCAACGGACCCCCGATATCTTGCTATAGCCACCAGATAGCCACAGCTATCCTCTCACACAACTGGAATATATCCGAATCAGCGGCTTCCAATTTAATTGACTACTTAGCAGAAAACGCTAAAGGTGACTCAGCTCCTGCCTTTCTGAAATCTTGATGGTTCATGTTTCCTCAGAGAAAGCTTATCAAAGACCCATTAGTATTGCGGCGGAAAGAGTTGGGCGATAACCGATTCACATACCGCGTCACCCAAGTTAGGGGGCGTTACTATAGGGTCATCCCGTGCGATTGGCGCGATGTTTTCTATGCCCAAACTTTGGTTAAAGGAGTTGACCTAGAAGTAAGTCCTGATGGGGATGGTTTCCTCATAAAAGAAAACGTAATGCCTCAATGAACACAGAACAACTGCTCCGACTTCACGAAGAAACCTGCGAAGCCGCACGAGACATCATGCGGAGAAAGAATAGCGACTACACTGGTGGGTCAGAAGCAACTGATGCATTGGAGAACTTCAAGGCATCCCGATCCTTGGGCCTGCACCCTGCAACCGGACTCCTGCTTCGGGTGCAGGATAAGTTGATGAGGATTCGCTCGTTCGTGGCTGACGGTGAGCTGCGGGTGATAAACGAGTCGGTGGAAGATGCCTGCGACGACATCGTTAATTACGCAATTCTTTGCAAAGCCCTTTTACGGGAAGAAACAGAAAAGAAGACGCGACATGACTGACATCGTCAGGACAACGAGAAAAGAAACGTGCGCCATCGAGTGCCGAAACTTAGCGTCATGGTTAGTGGACCGTGCCAACTCCATTGAAGAAGGGTTGACTGACGACGAAAACACCATGGCTATTTTGGAAAGGTACGTGGGCCGGATAAAAGCCCGAATTGATTGGGCGGGGTGGGCCAAGGAACATGTTTCTCAGGTTAATCAGAAAGCCCACTCTAAGTGATTGTCGGGATCGATAACGGGTTGGACGGGGGTCTGTGTGCTATTGCCCAGTTCGACGGCAGTTTGATCGACAAAATTGCGATGCCCTGCCAGCAGCGGAGCAAAAAGCGCGAGATCGACATCCGCAAGATACACGAGTGGCTAGTGGATTTTAACACTCCCTTCGTCCTCGCTATCGAAGAACCGTTGGCCCACGCGAAAAGCTCCCAAGCGGTTCGCTCTATGGCAATTTCATTCGGGAAGTTACTGGGTATGGCCGAATGCAAAGGGTATGTAGTGGCGCGGGTCAGTGTCCACAAGTGGCAGAAAGCGATGCTGGGATACATGCCGAAAGGACAGACAAAACGAGCAGCTCTCGACAAGGCTCAAGCTATGGAGCCCTCCGAAAACTGGCTAAAGAACAAGAGGTGCCGCACACCACACGACGGCATCGTAGATGCGTTTCTCATTGCCCACTTCTACCGGAAAAGTCAGGCAGGGGAAAAAAACTGATTGAGCAGGGGTGTGTTCTGTGGTAAAGGCACACACATGCCTCATTACACCAAGCCAGAACACGTTGAGCAGTATTTCGAGCAACACTCGATACCTGTTCCAGAAAAGCCTTCATTCTATTGGAAAGCGATCCAGCCCGCTCTGGAGCTAGGGTTCCGTGTTGGTCACTCAGAAAAGGATATCGTAATCATCACCCCTCTCAGACACCGGAAAGTTTATCGGGGCTTCAATAAGACAAAGTATCATCTGGGTATGATACTGATGCATGCCATGCTGAGTAACCACATTCACTAATGAAGACACCATACCCAAAGCAACAGGAGGCTATTGACTTCTTCGTTCGGCAACAAGAAGCCGGATTCAACACCTGCGACACATCACATACTGGCGTAGGCAAAACTCTCATAGCCTGCATGATGGCTAAGAAACTTAACCGCCCCGTAGCGGTCCTGTGCCCCAAGGCAGTTATACATGCGTGGGGGATGGAGATGGACGAATGCGAAGTAGACGAGGTAGAGTTCATCTACAACTTTGAAAAGGTCCGCACTGGGAAAACCCACCACATGGACAAGAGTGGTAAGAAGATAATGAAATGGCGGTTGCCTGAAGACACTCTGGTCTTGGTAGACGAGATCCATAAATGCAAAGGGCCATATACCCAGAACGCGCAGCTTGTGATCTCGCTGATCCAACAAGGATACTCAGTGCATGGGATGTCGGCTACAGCCGCCGAAGATCCCACCGAGATGAGGGGGTTGGGATACATGCTGGGCCTTCATTCAATGAACAAATCCGAAAATGGGCTGCAAAGTTGGTATAGCTGGATGCTACGCAATGGATGCCAGCAAAATGAATGGGGTAAATGGGAGCTTGTTAAACGGTCATGCCTGCCTGCGATAAGGGCTGAGATGTATGGGAAAAACGTAAAACGTCTTACAGTCGATGACTTCCCAGATTCGTTTAAAGAAAACAGAGTGATCACAGAGAGTATAGAGTTCAGTAAGGCTTCCAAGATACGTTCCGCTTACAAGAAAGCGGGCATCACACCAGACATCGTGGAGCAATATATCGAGAATGGGACGGTGGAGGACAGCGACTATACGCTGGTAAACATACTCCGTGCTCGCCAATTAGCGGAGTCGTTTAAGATAACTGATCTGGTAGACATGACCGAAGACCTCGTGTTGGAGGGTAAGAGCGTAGTTATATTCGTAAACTTCTCCGACACAGTGCAGACACTCTGTCAGAATCTAGGGTGTGATAGGGTAGAGGGGGGTCAGTCAGCAGAACAAAGGCAGGAGGCTATTGACAAGTTCCAACGTGATGAGGCACACGTTCTTGTGGTGAACATTGCAGCAGGGGGGACGGGCATATCTCTCCACGATACTAATGGTAAGAGACAAAGAGTGTCCTTGATATGCCCGACATTCTCAGCGAAAAACCACCTCCAAACTCTGGGGCGCATACACCGCAATGGGGCGAAGAGTGACGCTATCCAGAAGATACTAGTGGCCCACGATTCTATTGAAGAAGCTGTGGTGAAATCGATTAACAAGAAACTCAAAAATCTAAATATACTACACGATGAGCCAGCCAGATCATAGTTCCAGAGGACACGCAGAGTTCAGCCCATCCAGTCTTAAATACGTCGCATCATGTGCGGGGTATGAGGGAAAAGATGGGACCAGTGCGGCGGCAGAAATGGGGACGCGCATCCACGAAGCGTTGGAAGTCCGCGACCCCTCCGCTCTCCACAACGAAAATGAAACGAGTATCTACGACCAGATTGTAGAGATGGAAGCCGACTTCATGGGTAACTTCCCGCCCGTGAAGGAGGAACACAACGAGATCCAAGTTGATGTCACATTAGACGGGACAGAAACATGGGGGACCTGCGACAGGTTTCTAATCCTTGAGTCCGGTAACGAAGCTGTGATGGCTGATTACAAAACAGGCATCAGCATCATCGACCCACCTGACAAGAACTGGCAAGCCAAGGCTTATGCAGTTGGGGCCTTCCAGAAATACAAGGATATCGAGAAGATCGTCTTTGTGTTTTATGTGCCACAGCATAACGACTCTTTGCACCACACGTTCAGCCGTGATGACTTAGCTGGCCTTATTCAGGAGTTGAGTGATGTTATCAAGAAGGGCGAAGAAGTTCGGCCCAAGTGGGCCAAAGGAGAGATAGACCTCAAGGACTGCACCCCGACTCAGTACTGTCGGTTCTGCAAACACGAAGACGCTTGCCCTGCTTTGGGTGGGTTGGTCCTCGACGTAGCGAAGAAGCTCGACTCCACGATCCCTGATGTGGATCTGGAGAACATTGATGACCCTGCGCGTTTGTCAGAACTCTTCAACATAGCCAAGATCGTAGAAAACTGGGCGGCTCGCATTAAGGAAAGAACTAGAGAAGCTGCGCTAGATGGCGTAGAGCTGGACGGCCTCAAATTGCGGTCAATGGGTAGGCCCAAGAAGATTACCAACAACGAGACGCTTACGAAGATAGCGGAAGAATTCGGATTAGAGTCTTCTGTCTTGTTGGAGCAGGGGTCTTTCCCGCTTTCTAAAATTGCAAAACTCATTGGCTCTCAAGCAGACAAGGGAGAGAAAAAAGAGTTAGAACGAAATTTCATTGACGCTTGCGAAAGCGCGGGCATTATCCACACCTCTGACGAACGGTTCTCAATCGTGAGTCAATAACCAAGAAGCAATGAGCAAGAAACAAGAAGCAATGAGCAAGAAACAAGAAGCCGGTTCCGCACTTGCGGAAAAACCAAAAGCTGAAATCACCTCCGCTAACGCGAGTGGGATGACCATCAGTTCTTCTGACATCGACGTGCCTCGCGTCAACATCGTTCAGAAGACAAGTGAAATAGAGGCACCTCTGGGTAGCCTTGTTCTCGACAAGACGCATGTCTTGGCTGAGGCCGAGGACACAGTTGCAGTCACCGTTCTGAGCGCCGTTAAGGGTTGGCGCGAAGACATAGACTACGACAGCGATGAGATCCCTCAGATTGCATACTCGCAAGAAGAGGCCGATCAGATTAAAGCAACATCTGAGTATGAACTACTTGAGTTTGCGGAGATCACCATCCTGTTCAAACAACCAGAGGGTGGAGATGATGCGGCGTACCCGTTCCCTATTGGTGACGATAACTACGCAATCGGGCGGCTTAACGTCGCGAAGGACGCATACCGGCAGACGTTTAAACGTCTCGCTACGTTTGCGGCCTTCAACCCCGACGCTTCTCTCCAACACAGATCGTGGGACTTCAAAAGTTCTTTGATCAGCCGTGGTAAATACTCGTGGTATGCACCGTCTTTGTCAGTGGCTCAAGGCGAGCCCACTGATGCCGTCAAAGCCTTCATTACCAACTTTTCGTAATGCAGGCTGACCAGACGGACCACGAAGTCTTGGAGACCGAGATTGAAATGCTATCCAGCATGATTGCGGAAATGACCGCAAAGGTTGAAGAAGCTCAAGCGAACCTGCGAAAATTGTCAGTCGTTCGTGCCGCTCTTCAAACTCAGGTTGGAGAGCCTCAGCTCGATCTTGAGCTAAACGAATAGCCCTTAATAGCCCACCCCGACCCATTTGTCATCGGGGTGGGCTTTTCTACACGTTATGACATTATGGATACATTTGCATTGGACTTTGAGTCCTACTACGACAAGACCTGCTCAATTAAGCGGTTGGGGCCTCTAGGGTATTTTGCCCACCCTCAATTTGATGCCTACATGGTATCAGTTGTGGGTGACAACGGATACGAGTTCGTCGGGCACCCTAAAGACTTTGACTGGAATCAACTTGAGGGTCAGAGGGTTTTATCTCATAACGCATCTTTTGATGAGACCCTTTATTTCTTTGGAGTAAAGAAGGGCTGGTGGCCTTCTGTTAACTTTGCTGAATGGCACTGCACTGCCGACATGGCCGCTGCCTGTGGGTTACCCCGCGCCCTGAAGAACGCGACAGCGGAAGCCTTCGATCTGGAGATCTCCAAAACTACCCGCGACAACATGGCGGCGAAGCGATGGGAGGACATGTCGGAAGAGTTTCAGAAAGAAGTGAGCGATTACGCCCTCAAAGATTCTGAGCTGTGCCTGAAACTCTGGCAGAAATACCAAGAAAAATGGTCTGATGATGAGAAGCTCATCAGTCTTACTAACAGGAGGATTATTCAGCGGGGTCTACCTATGGATACCAAACTTCTGGAGAAGCAGCTAGAGACGATAAACAAAAGGCTGTTTGAAGCGGAATCGGCTATTCCTTGGGCGGGGGAGAAACCGCTTTTGAGCAGGGCTGCTTTTGATGAGGAGTGCCGCAAGTATGGGATTGAGCCGCCCAAATCTTTAGCTCAAACAGATGTCGAAGCTCAAGAATGGCTCCGACAATGTGGGCACAAATATAAATGGGTGGAAGCGGTAACAAATTGGAGGCGTATTAACGCCCTCAAGAAGAAGCTGGAAGCATTCGACTACGCCACCCTGCCGGATGGCCGCTACTATGGCGGCTTGATGTATTGGGGCGGGCACACTGGCCGGTTCTCTGGGAGCGGTGGTAACCTTAACTTACAGAACCTGCCCCGTGACGAAATGTTCGGGGTTAACCTACGCCACATGATTTGTGCGCCAGAAGGTAAGAAGTTGGTTGTCGTGGACCTGTCGCAGATCGAGGTTCGCACTTTGTGCTGGCTGGCAAAAGACGAGGCGACACTAAGTGAGATTGCCAAAACTGAGGACATCTACGAGGCATTCGCTATTAGGATGGGTATGTGGGAGAAGGAGTTGGGGCCTTTGAAAGACAAAGACCCTAAGCTCCGACACAAAGTAAAGGCTATTGTTCTGGGTTGCGGCTACGGCGCAGGGGCGAAGAAATTCTCAGAGATGTATGATATGCCTTTAGATGAGGCGAAAGCTGCTGTTGACCTGTATAGAAATAGGCTATCTGCAATCCCTCAATTCTGGAGAAAAATTAATAATACATTAAGGCAATGCTATAACACACGAACTCCATACGTTGCCGCCCTCCCATCGGGGCGCTCCATCCACTACGGCAGGATCAAGCTCGTTAAACAAAACAATAAGTTGAGCCATCAAGCAATCGTAAGCCGTAATGGCAAAAGACTGCCCATGAAATTGTGGGGTGGTATTGTAGCGGAAAACCTGTCGCAAGGACTTGCACGAGACATCTTTTCAGACATGATCGTCAGGCTGGAAGAAAGTGGGATCAACTTGATCTTCCACGTCCACGACGAGGTCGTAATTGAATGTGATGAAAATGAAGCAGAATCAATTCTGGAGCGAACAATCGCGACCATGTCAACGCCGCCGACATGGATACCCGATATCCCCTTGGCGGCTGAAGGACAAACACTTACCCGTTACCAGAAATGAAATACCGTTATCTCAAAAATCTCCGCGATACCAGCGCACACTTCACCTCCGACCTCAGTAAACTAAAGAAACAAAAACCTGCTTTCTCTACAAAAGCAGAATATCGAGATTGGTGTGCGGACCCTCAAACAGACCATGTATTCTATTCCAGCATTGAAGGCAGGGCACCTTCAAAGCGTGTGAGCAATGATAACCCCGCCCATAAAATTTATGGTGTTGTTGCAGACTATGACGCATCTGTTGATTGGGCCGCGATAGATAGCGACATCAAATTCAAATGTGGGGACGGCAAGCTGCCAACATGGCGGTCTAAAACTCAATCGGGGTATCTGCGGTTGGTTTGGGAATTCAAAGAACCAATCCCTATCGAGCCCGACTTGTTTGACACGTTTATGTTGAACATGATGAAATCCTTGCAACTGAACAAGTTGTTTGCGGGGTTTGATAGTTCTTCGTTAAGGGCCAATCAGTATTTTGAGCTGGGGGAGGATTGGGTAAAAACATCAGAGCCGCTTGACGCATCTATTGTTCAGGCAGCTCTCGCTAAATCTATTGGTGACAAGCCCCCGCAGTCGAGTGATACGTCGATACCTATCAATGTGGTGGCGGAAGAAATCGAAGCACGTTTCCCCAATCGTTGGGTCGGGGATTTTGAGGTAGGATCTCGTGGCCCGCTGTTCTGGATTGAAGATGGGATCAATCGGGACGGGTGTCAGGTCGTAGAGGACGGTATCGTCTGTTACAGCGACAGAGCGGGAAAGGGTTTCATGTCGTGGCGCGACATTTTTGGAGCGGGGTTTGTAAAAGACTACGAAGAGCGGAAGCTCGCAGGTCTCCTTGATGAGTATTGGTTTAATGGCCGTAGCTTCTTCAAGGTTCTATTTAATAGCGCGGTCTCGATCCCACGCGACCAACTAGTTCTTGAATTAAAGCAGGCGGGGTTTTCCGCGAAACCTAGAAAAAATCAACCCTTGTCGGAAGTAGAGGCCGCCATACTGACAGTCAGCAATCAAAACAGGATCGATGAGATCGCTCCCGTTGTTTTCTCAGGTGATCGTGTTGTCAGCTATAATGGGCACAGGATTTTGAACTGCGCGAACATTGAGCCAGTAGAGCCAGACGCAGACGGGGATAAGTCTAAATGGCCTTTCCTTAACAAATGGTTGGGTCAATTGTTTGTGAACAGTGGGGATAGGCCCGCTTTGGACTACTTTTATTCGTGGCTTAAAAGATTTTACATGTCCGTTTTAGAGCGAGAGTTTGTTCAAGGGCAGGCCCTGCTTTTGGTAGGCCCCACCAACAAAGGTAAATCTCTCCTGTCGAACAGGGTGATTAGTGGTCTTGTGGGGGGCTACGCTGACGCTTCCGACTACCTGTCGGGACAGACTAGATTCAACAAAGATTTGGGGCGTGTCGCGGCGTGGGTTATCGACGATACAACATCAGCAGCTTCTTTTCAGGACCAGCGAAAAGCTACGGAATTGATTAAACGGGCTGTTGCAAATCCACGCGTTGAGTATCAGGCAAAATATGCTGATGCTATGTCTATCCCATGGACAGGAAGGGTAGTGATGTCGTTGAACATGGACATCAACAGTTTATCTGTAATCCCCTCTCTCGATAGCAGTAATCGCGACAAGTTGATGGCCTTGCGGATCAGCGATAAAGCTACAAGTGATTTCCCAAGGAATTCTGTGTTAGAGAAGACAATTGAAAATGAACTCCCTTATTTTGCGAAGTTCCTTGTGGATTGGGATATCCCTAAAGAGGTTGAGGATGTCGGTCGGTTTGGGGTGCAGTCTTTCATCGACCGGAAAGTGGCAGACGCGGCATATGACAATAGCAGCCGGAGCACAGTAGCGGAGCTGGTTGAGTTCTTCGTTAAGAGATGTCGAGAACTCAACAGCGATATGTCTCACTGGACGGGCACATTGACTGAATTCCAAGTTGCCCTGCATGATTTCAATAATGGGCGGAATGTTGGGATGTCCAACAATCTAGAATTTGTCAGGAGAGGGATGTCTACCTTAGAAGAGTCAGGTAAGAACAACCCTAATGTTCGCCCAGTCACTTCAAAAGGAAAGGGAGGGGGCAAGATCTGGGAGATCACTCTTTCTTCCGTTTACGATATTGATGTGATGACTCAAACGAGTCAGGCCGCCGTAGCGCCTTGATCGGCAGGTGATACCCGTCACAAAGATAAGTGAAACCATCGGCATCGGTTTCGCCCTTCTTTTTGAAGTTTTTAATCTTGGTTACATGATGGCGACTAGCCCACCCCAGCAGCCATACTTTGGATAGGTCTTTGTGGACCCTAGTAAAAAAATACAAATCAGCTTTTAGCTCTTTGTTGGCAGAGTTCACGCTAGCGACGTAGTGGAGCTGTGGGCGTGTGGTGCATGTTTTAGATTTCACGTCGATCTTCTTATTATTAAAAAGATAGTCGTGTGTATAACACTGCTCTCCCACATGCTGAGACCCGTTAACGTATTTTTCAAAAGCGACTTCACCTAAAAAACCAGTCATGCGCCCGACCCCCCGTGTGTAGGAATTGGGAGGGATACCTAAAGACTGGGAGCGGCGGTAAGCCTCTGCGACATCATGCTTGCTAGGGTGGAACAAGACAAAACGATTCTTGAGTTGGCGGAATTGACTCAAACCCTAAACTGGCGGGTTTTGGCAGCAATCGATTTCGGTTGTCTAACGAATTGCTTGCCCGCCTTATTTCCTCTGGCTTTGGCGCGGTTAGTGGCTGCTTTCTCAGCAGACGTAAGAGCGGCCCACGCCTTATCGGGAAGATACCTTT